GTCCATGGTTATCTCCCCAGCAATCGACGTGCCAGCATCTTGGCCGCATCGCTTACTTCCATTGTGGTGGGGTTGTCAAGGGCTTTTTGTACACCCCCCTCGGATGCCATGCCGTCTTCGATCATGTCGTCGTCTTCGGCGTCTTCGGCCATCTCGGCGGCGGCTTCGGAGGTCTCCTCGGTGATGGTGTCTTCGGGGATTATCCACAGTTTACACACACCGTATTCTTCGACCATGCCTTCGACGATGGCGCACTGTCCCATGCCCTCAAGTATCGTGGGTTGGTAGAAAAAACAATGCTCACAGGCGATGCCCTGTGCGGCGAAGGGGTTCTGTGCTGCGGGCATGTAGTGCGCACCGTTGGCGCCGACGCCCCAGTCGAATTTGCCCGCTTCGTGCGTCACTTCGACAAGCGACGACACCATCATGCGCTGGCGTGTGTTGAACTCGGCGCCCATCTCGACCGCCTTGACCGCCTTGGGTTCCATGTCCATCTCCATCGCCTCGTCGCCGTCGTCGCCGAGGTCGAACATCGATTTCGCGATGTCGATAGCCATGCGTCGAGCGCTGCGAATGAGTTTCATGTCCGCCTCGCTGTGACGGCGGCTTGCTTTGTACGCTTCTTTGGTCTCACTCATTTCATACTCCTTCATAATCTGATTTGCCCATGCCCTGCCTTCGTCACCGCCCCAGCCCATCCACGCTTGCCACCCCTTGCCCTGCTCACTCCACGTCGCACCGTCTTTGTCCACCTCGTGGCGGTCGAAGTACGCCACCATGCGCTCAATGGTGTCGATGCTGACGGGGCGACGATTGGCCAACTGCGATGCGCGGGCAATGCCGATGCTTGTCATGCCACGCTGTGACGGTGGCTTCGATGCCCTGACTTCGAGTGCCATGCGGGCATTGTCGGCCACGGTGGCTGGCGGTGTGAACGACTCCGCCTTGACCTCGTCTGCGGTGGCGATGGTGAGCGCCGTGAGGTAGGCATCGGCGTCGGCTTCGCTGTCGTAGCACTCCATCGGCTCGACCTCGCCGTCTTTGTACACGCAGTATTGGCCAGCGTTTTCTTCGATGTGATAGGGCATTACTGCACCTCCGCAAAAACTTTGTCCACGATGTATTGCAGGTCTCCGCTTTGCTTCATCTGTTCGGCGGCTTGGCGTGCCGTCGTCCAGCGCCCTTGGTGTATCGGTGCTTGCTGGTCGCCGACCACGTAATTGGCGTAGGATGCCGACGAGGTCAACACAGCTTCGTCTCCATCGAGGTTGGTGCGGTACGACTGTGAGAGGCTTTGACTGCCACGCAGTTTGTTACCACGACCACGCACGTAGGGCACCGTGATCGATCCTTTGCGAATGTTGGCCATAACGAATTTGCGCTGTCGCTCGCTGACAAATTGCATTGACCCAGGTGCTGGGGGTGGTGGCTTGTCTGTGAGCAAAATGCCTTGCACACTTTGCGCATATGCCAGCGTGACGGTGCGACACGCTTCGAGGATGGCACCGGTGGTCACTCGGCCAAGTACTTCGATTTCGGTTGCCATCGTTACTCCTTGACCAATCGCATAGCGATGGCACAACGACAATTCGGATGTGCTGGCGGTTCAATGCCTGCCCATTCTGACTCGGGTTTGCCGTCGAGTGGTCCACAGATTGGACATGCAAGGTCATCACGTTCCGTCACCCAGATGCGCACGTAGTTGAGCCCGCGCTCTTTGAGGTAGCTTTGGTAGATGTTCGTTGCCTGTGTCTGTGCCCTGACGATTTCGGTGCGTGCGATCATCAGCGCACGCGCGGGGTCTACCGAAGGATTCAACATTGCTGCAACGTCTTCGGCGGTCATGCCTGGGGTCTGACGATAGGCATCGATGACTTTCTTGATGCGCTCTGCGGTCGTGGCGTCGATGAGCCGTGTTTCCTGTGGCACGTAGTCCACGAGCCAATCAACGATGCGGTCGTTGGTGGCATCGGTGGCGACCACGCCAATATCGTTGCCCAGTTCATCGATGCGCTGTCCTGCCACACGAGTCAACTCTCGGTTCAGCGTTGGCGCAACGACGTCCGCCAAGGTTGGGTCAACGTCTTCGCCACGCATAATCTTGCGTGTCCACGACTGACCACGTTTGCGGAATTCTCCGATGAGGTCGTTGTAGATACGGCGTTCATCGTCGGTCATATCATCGACGGCTTTGACCTCGGCGACGACGTGCTGGACATCGTGCACCGTCATGCCGTCCTCGATTCTGGCCATAACGGCATGGACTTCATCAGCGGTCAAGACGTCGCTCTCGAAAGTGCACTTCAGTGACTTCCCCGCTTTGATGCGACGCTCAAGTTTTTTTGTCAGCAGTCCCCAGTGTTCTTGGCGCATCGCCTTGGTATCTGGCAACAGCGCTGGCTCGGCGATGATGTCGGCGGCGGGTTGCGTCGCTTCCTGTGGTAACTCGGCCAATGGCGATTCGGTGGTCGGTGTCAAGAACATCTCGTCCACGTTGTCGTAGCCGAGGATGCGCATGGCGTCTGGCAGTGCGACACCGGCTTGCGTCAGTTTCAGGAGTGAGTCGGCACGGTCGGCTTCGTCGGCTTGCATGACGTCCAACTTCTCAGGGTCGAAGCGGATTTCGTAGCCAATCGGTCCGAGGAGCTGATTGTTCAGCACCTGCTCATAGAGTCCGAGGCGAGGCACGACGGTTTCACGCCAGAAACTTTGGCGGTCAGAATCCGCCGTGGCGTAGTTGGCGGCGCTGGCTTCGAGCATGGTACGAGGTACGCCCATCGTCATGGCGATGGAGGTGATGACCCGCTCTTGGAGTTCGGGGAGCATCATGGTGTTGATGTCGGGTGTGATTTTTTGGACTTTGATTTCCTGGGTGCGCACAAAGAGACTACGGAATGCGTTGGCCACACCGTTGACGTTCATCACCATCACGGGCTGTGCACCGCCCTCGAAGAACGCCGAGGTGAATCGTTCGAGGTAGTGACCCAGCTGTGCACTTTGTAGTGCGACGGCAGCAGGGGCGAGACCTGGGCGAATGTCGTCACGGTACGACGGCTCTCTGAAGTAGACAATCTCGTTGATAGTCCACGGTCCATACACTTTGCCCATCTGCGACTGGGTGAAGAGCGCACCGCTGTAGGGGTCTTCGAGCGTGGCCGCAGTTGGCTCGAAGCCGACGACCATGGTGGTCGGGTTCAACACGACGAAGCCCGTCATCGTGCGACCTCGGGTCACCTTGTACCAGTAGGCGCCACCTGTGAGCAGCATTGACCGCTCCGTGGCACGGATAAGCTCACTTACCGATTGACGCCATGGCCAATCCACGGTCTCACCTCGGCGGGTCAGTGTGTACGGCACCGTGCTGATCGCATCGCATCGCAAGTTCACCGCACGGTACAGCATCGGCACCACTTCGTAGGCATCGCTGGCAGTGGCGATGCGCCCACTACGGTTCAGGCTTTGCAGCCATCCAGGAATATTCAGGCTCACTGTGTCCACCCCCAGTCAAACTTCGGTTTACTCATCATCATCATTGCTCCTGACACGGCATCGACGTAGTCGTCATGGCCACCACTCGGGAACGCCACGACCTCATCGAGAAATGCTTTGACCCATTCGCCACGCACGATGCGCACGGTGCCCGCCTCGGCTCTGGCCGCCCATGGCATCGCTCGAGATACTTTGTCTTTGTCCACCTTGATTCCCTTGAATGTCACTCCAGAAAGTAGTGGGTCACGGCGTAGGTCTTGGACCGCCGCCAGTCCATGCAGTGCTTCCTCGATGCCGTGCGTCGTGTCCGCCTCGGTGCGCATCGTCTGGACAATGATTTTCTTGACATCGGGCCACTCCGCTTTCACGTGGATGCCGTCGGCGATGTACACGATGCCGTCATGCAGTGCCACCCGCACCGAGGCGGTGTAGTCGGCACTTTGCTTCGTCGATGCGGCCAAGTCCCAATACCTCGACCACTTCAGCCCAAGCGGTGCGCTGTCCACCACGCTGAACCACTGGCGCTTGAAGAGCGCGCCGGATGGGTCGATGAATTCGCCATCGACCTCCTGGCGGTACATCTCGGATGTCATCGATTGCTTGAGCGTGTCGATGAAGTGCGCTGGGAGGAATTCGTTGTCGGTAGACTTCGACGTGATGACATCGTACTCAGTGCCGCCCATGGTGAAGAGGTCATACACCCAGTCTTTGCCACGTGGCGTCGTGGTGACCCACGCTTTGCCCGGTGACTCGCGGAGCGTGGCAATGGACAGTGGCCACACATCGTCGCTCATCATCGCCGCCTCATCGAGCCACAGCCAGCCGACGTTGGCACCACGCAATCGGTCGGCGTTGTCAGCACTGCGGAAGATAATGCGACGGTCGCCGAGGAGGCGAAGCTCAAGCTCTGATTTGTTCCATGACGTGGCGATGCCGGCTTGGGCGACGAGTTTCAAGATGGTCTCCATCGCACCAAGGCGAAGCATCGGATACGTTGGGGCCACGATCATGCCCGTGCTGCCTTCGGGTTGACGCAGTGCCTCAATGGCACCTGCCCTTGTCTTGCCACTGCCACGACCACCGACGAACAGACGAAACCGTGCAGCGCTACTCCAGAATTGTCTTTGGGGTAACGTCTGTGAGCGGTGCTGGATTCTCAGGGAGTCCGAGGTCGATTTCGTAGGTGGTAGGCTGACTGGTCGAATTGACATTGTACGATTCCCTGTATGACGGGTCTTCGCGTTTAAGTAAGAACATGACCATGGTCGGGTTGTCGGTCGCCATTTTGTAGGCGAGGCTCTCAAGGTAGTCACGCCGTCGCGCGGTGCCAATGGCCGATGCCGCACGAAGTCGGTCGGCAAAGGTTGGGTCCTTGGCAATCTGTCGGTACACCATGGCGTTGCTTACACCGATTGCTTGGCAGGCATGATGCACGATGCCCAGTGTCTCCACGGCATCGAGCAACTCTTTGACTTTGATGTCGGTCAACGCCGCCACCGCTTCGTTCCTGACGATGATGTTGCGCTGACCTGCGTTGGGCTTAGCGGTCGATTTCGTCGTTTTGGTCACCGATTGCCTCCGAGGTAATCAAGCGAAGCAACACATTGACGACGGCGAGTGCAGTCGCCAGCTGTGCGCCGTACGCTTGCATTTGTGGCCATGACGTCATCGAGGTGATGAGCACGACGGCGACGGTCAAGGCGTTGATCCAGATAGTTTTCGATTCGTACCACGGTTTCATACTATCCTCCGATGTAGCGTAGTGCCAGCGGCACGATGAAGGCAATCGCCGTGATGACGTAGGCGTAGCCAGTGAGCTTGCGTTCCAACTCGGTTACCCGTGCATCGAGTTCCATGAAGCGCTTGTCGCCAGACTCTAGACGACGCAGCACTTGGTCGACCTTCTCCTCGACCCGTGCGAGTTTAACCTCGAGTGACTCCATCATGATTTCCCTTGTGCTTCTGCGAATAATCTGCGGACGACGTTCATATCAATCAATCGCCCTGGACACGTCTTTGGACTGGGCACTTCACGGTGGCCAATCAGTGTCAGGCGACTGACACCAATGCTTCGCCAGTTCATCAGTGCCAGCGTCGCACCACGCACCATGTCCGCCATCGCTGGCGACCACGACTGCACATCGTAGTTGCCGACGACCTCGATACCCCACGCCCAGTTGTTCGCTGTGCCGGCGTGGATGCCACGTTCGTTCAACGGGGTCATCTGCCAGATGCCGTCATCGTCGGGGTTCTGTGCACCGACGGCGATGAAGAGATGTGGACCTCGGTCCCACCCAAGGCGCTGATAGTAGCGTTGCATCGAGCGCATCGTCATCGCACCACGCCACTGTCCCATCGTCGGCGCCCATGTGTGATGAAGCACCACACCATGCGCCCATGGAGCGATGGCAGGATTATGCGCTACGAGGTGCGCGGTGAATTCGGCGACGGATTTCCATTGGCGAACGTCAGCGACAAACATAGTGCCTCCATAGTTTTATTGTGGCCATGCTGTCAAGGGCTTTTTGTACACCCCTCACAGCCCCATCGGATTTTGATTCGCATGGTGCAGGATGCGACGCCGTGCAATCTCGACGTACTCTGGCGTGATGTCGATGCCGATAAAGTCCATTCCTTCGAGCATGGCGGCGCACCCAGTGGAGCCACTGCCCATGAACGTATCAAGCACCGTGCCACCCTTTGGCGTGACGAGGCGCACAAGATAGCGCATGAGTTCGATGGGCTTGACGGTGGGGTGGTGGTTGGCACGGTCGCCGTCACTGTCCAGCCCCGCTTCCCGCTCAGCCTTTGACGCTTTGGCC